ACAAACCTAATGTGGACTTAACAAACTACGTTACTAGCGAACAACTAGAAAATAAGCGCTATTTAACACAACATCAATCTCTTGATAATCTAGTGACTAAAGAAGAACTTAACAGTAAAGGTTATATTACTGAAGAAACGTTAGATACTAAAGGATACCTAACTGAACATCAAAATATATCTCATTTAGTGACTAAAGATGAATTAGAAACTAAAGGATATTTAACTCAACATCAATCATTAGAAGAGTATGCTAAAAAGTCAGAATTATATAACGATACTGAAGTAAAACAACGCTTGGCAACGTTAGAAAACAAACCTAACATTGACACATCAAACTTTGTCACTAATGAACAGTTAGAAGCTAAGCATTACTTAACGGAACATCAAACCTTAACACACCTTGCAACAACTAGCGATTTAGAAGCATTGAGAAATGTTAGTGTTAGTAAGGCTGAATTAAGTAAGAAACTTGATACGACTGAATACAATTCATTTAAAGATAGTGTTGTTACAAAAACTGAATTAGCTGAGAAAGGATATTTAACAACACAATATGACGACACTGATGTTAAGAATAGGATACAAGCACTAGAAAATAGACCAACGACAGGTGGAACTCAAACACAAGACACGGGCTGGATAAAATTAAGTGATGATAAACCGTTACATGGAAATGTAGTTAAAATAAGACGGATAAATGATACTGTCCATGTTAGAATTTTCAATGAAAATAACTTTGGGTTAGTTGCTGCTGCTAATAACGACGAAAATGACGGAGTGTATACTATTTTAGAGAAAAATATACAAAACGGCTTTAAATCAGACGTTTCGACTGTAGAACCAGTAGTGTCGGCAATAGGAAATATAGAAAGTAATCCGACGCATACTGAAGCAGTGGGGGTAATGATATATAAAATACAAAATGGACAATTGTCAATAATATTATACGGACGTTATTTAGAGGGCATGAATCTTCACGTAAATGAATTCTCATATATAACTGACGAACCATTCCCAACAAACTTACATTAAGGAGGTGAAACATATGGAACAATTAGAAGTTTTAAAACCAGCACTAGTTTTCTTAATAGTAACACTTTTAGGAATGTTAGGTAAGTTTTTGAAAGAGTCAAAATTCTTTCCAAATGAAATGATTCCTAACTTTCTAGGAGTATTAGGAGGGTTAATAGGAGTTATACTATTTAAAGACGCAACAGCAATAACACTTGGAGTTGGGGCTGTTGGCGTACATCAAATTTACAGACAAACTGTAGGGAATAACTCTAAAATTGATAATTCAGATAAATAATGATATAATTTAGTTATCAATGCCCCTGTTCCTATAAGGCAGTTACGACTGACACAGGGGTTCTTTTTGTAAGTGTCAACGAAGAGTTGAGAAAAACGTAGAAAAGTTGAGAAAAACGTAGAAGACTAGGTTTATAATCTAGTCTTTTTTATATTAATTAAACAATACGGAGGATAAATAACATGACAGAAATTTATAGCGATTATTTTCAAAACGGAGTATTTTTTACTCCACCTAAAAACGATATACTAGGCCTTGTAATTCATAATGATGGGGGTTCACTAAGTGCTAGACAATATGACGGATTTTTAGTTGATAGAGTAAACAACGGAACATTAGCGAATGGTTTCGCAGCCTACTATGTAGATAGAAACGACGTTTATGTATTCCAACCATCTAACCATCAAGAGTGGCACACGGCTAATCCTTACGGAAACGGTAATTTTATCGGTTTCGAAGTGTGTCAATCTATGTCCGCTTCTGACAGTAATTTTATCGCAAATGAGGACGCAACGCTATTACTAGCTGGTCAAGTACTCCAAAGCTACGGCTTACCTATCAACGAAGACACAGTTAAATTACACCACGAATTTAGTGCGACTTCTTGCCCTCATAGAAGTATGGAATTACATGGTAATGGTGGAGAATATAACGGAGCAGGTACTGAAGCTTGTAGACAATATTTCATCAACAGAATTAAACAACTATTATCTGGAGATGTAACTGAACCACCAGTAGTAGAGAAAAGCATTCTTGATGAAGACGTAGAACTTGCTAAAAGAGATGAACCATATTACGAAGCGACAGTAAGCATTGATTATATTTTAGAAAGTCAACCAACAGAAGATAGCGAGGATAAAGAATTTGTCCCAGCTGGCACTAGAGTAAGAGTCTATGAGAAAAAAGGCGGTTGGAGTAGAGTAAACTATAAGGATAGCGATCAATGGATTGAGGATAAGTACTTAACAGAAGTTGAAGTATTTTAATAATTTTAGCCCTTACTTAATGGTAGGGGCTTATTTTTTATGGATTTTTTAAAAAAATTTTAAAATATCTATTGACAATATAACGTATACGTTATATAATAAAAGTACATTAAAGGAAGAGGTAAAACATCATGAAAGAACTAACTAAAGAAGAATTATTAAGACAAGTGGAATTAAAAGAATACACAATAATTAAAACAAATAGATATGGAAAAGTTACATATACTTTTAAAATAACTGAAAATAACGAAGGCGTGAATTTAGAAATATCTTCTCTAGCACAATTAAGTTATATAGGTAGTGATGAAACTTATATTTTTTTTGTTGACATCAAGGGAAATGATGAAGAGTACACAAATTCTATTTATGGTTCTTCAGATGCTCAAAAAGTTTATGATTTCTTACATGAATTAAAATTAAACTTTTATGGAGTAATTAACACTTTTGAGAACGGAGTAAAAACAGACAACAAAAACTATAATTCAACAATAGTACCTTTCGAATTTAGAGAAGCACAAACTTTAAAACTTTATAAAGTTGTTGCTAAAGAAGATTTAGACAAAATTTTAAAAGAAGGAATTTTACCTATTTCAAAAACTGGAAATGATAACTGGGAAGGTAACAAAAGAGCTGACAACTCAACAGAAGTTGTGTATTTATTCAATCCATTAACAGATAAATTAAATTTCACTCAATACGGAGATGTTCTTTTAGAAGTTGAAACAACAGCTTATAGAAATGAAATCTTACCTGGTGACAGAAACCGAGGTAAATATGAAGAATTTATAACTTATGAAGTTAAACCAGAAGAAATTAAGGGGGTAAAATATTTAAATGAGTAAAGTATCTGAAGCACAAAAGAAAGCTTCTAGGAAATATGAAGAACGCAACAGAGAAAAGACAAGAATTAACAACTATAGAAGAACAGCAAGATTATTTGTAAAATCATACGCTACTGAAGAAGATATGGAAGATTTAATGAAAATCTATAGCGAAAATAAAGATAATCGTGTATAATAAATTTGTTAGTAGAATTCAAAATTTACATAGGAGGGGCAGCGGTAAAGCTGCCTCTTTTTTTTAGGGGCATGGGGGTACAAATTAGGGGCAAATTCCCCCGAAAAAGCATTTTTTTACGGGAAAATACGGGAGTAAGAAGTCGGTAATACAAGGGGTTTTAAGCACATTCGAGGATATATGGTATATACGAACATGCCTATGCCAAGGTGTTCATCGACATACAAAAAGCATTGTTAAACTAGGAAGTTAACAACGCTATTTTTATTTTAGGGGCAGTTTAGGGGCAATTAGAATTGAATATTTCTAAAACTTTCAAATTCTAATTCTTGTTGTAAGTTTGTTTTATGAATATATATTTCTCTAGTTACTCTTGAATTTTTGTGACCTAATCTTTTTGCAATTAATTCAACATCTATTCCTTTATCAATGCACAAACTAGCGTGAGTATGTCTTAACATATGTAATGTAAAATAAACTGTAGTATGTTCTCTTAAGTATGTACCTATATTTTCTTTTATCCAGTATGTACCAACAGTATTAAAAAATATAATATTATTTTTGTTGTAAAAATCTGATAGAGTAATTGAAAAATTGTTGCTGATTGTTCGTTGTGATTCTATTATTTCTAAACATCTTTTATTTAATGATATTCTTCTATTAGAGCTACCAGTCTTTGTTAAATCTATTTCTCTATTCCTATTTAAACTTTTATCTATTGTTAGTATATCTCCCTCAACATCATCAAATGTTAAAGCTAGACATTCGCTTATTCGTAATCCAGTGTTGATAAGGAATTCTACAAGATTTCTATATCTAATATTGTGATCTAATTGATCTAAGAGTATATCTATCTCATCTTGTTCAAGATATCTATTATCTTTTTTAGTCTCAACTTTCTTCAAGTCCATTTTATCAAGAAAATTTACATCTTTCAAATAATCAAATTTATATAACAAACGAACATATACTTTTACTCTTCTAAGAACTTCATTATAATATTTATCTGAAGTAGTGCATTTTTCTATTACATCTTTTAAGTATCTAGCATTGATTAAATTTAATTTAATATCATATCCCTTTTTCTTAATTAAATTTATAATAGATTTATTGTTATGCCTCGTGTTTGTTCGGGCATTTTTATAATGTTTTTCAAAAACTATATCTAATCCCTCAAAAAATGTAATATTATTATCTACTACATACCTTAAATCTTGAGCCTTAGTTCTTAGTATTTCTCTTGCAATATCTTCATTTTTTTTACTTTTTTTATCCATTGTGACAGTTATTTTTCTTAGTTTCCCAGAAATATCTTTTACTCGATCACAATATTTTACTTTTCCGTTTTTTTGTTCTTCTATCCACATAGAAATACACATCCTTTCTTTTAAAATATTAAGATGTGTGTTATAATTAACTAAATGAGCGAGGTTCGCTCCACATCTTAAGTAGTTTTGAGAATCCTATTAATATATGACGATATATTAACGCTCAAAATGGACTTACAGTTGACAAAAACTCTCACTATCTTGGCGGACGGGGGAGTTTTTTTATTTTGTAAATAGCTTTTCATTTACTAATGATTGTTAAAATGATATAGTATATATATATAATTTATGAGAGGTGAAAATAATGAGAAAATTAATTGCTATTATTCAAGTTTTATTTGGATATTTTTTAATGTATTCTATTTTAAAAATTATATTGTTTTTTTTATCTCTATCTTTAATATTATTTATATTTTTTATTCTAATGATATTATTGAAAATTACACCTCATCCGACGAGTCATCAGAATCCATTTGCGTTTGGTCTTGATTTTCGTTTTTCAAATTAGGTGTATTTAATTTGATACCTAATGTTTTTAATTCTTGTTTTAATTTTTCGTTTTTTAATCTCATATTTTCTAATTTTTCTTTATTAATATCGAGTGTAATTTTATTGTTTTCTTCTTTGAAATCATTGTCTAATTTCTTACTTCTTATTTCCTCTTTATTTCTTGCTCTTTCATTCAGGTAAGGTAACAAGCCTTTTATTTTTATACCTTTTATATCAATTTCACCAAAAATCATAGCAATAAAGACAGCTATAGGTTCTTTATTTTCTTGTAAAAACTGTGATATTTCAAAAACTCCAGGACTTTCAACATATATTTTTACTTCAGCTGCCTCATCATCTTTTTTATTTCTATTTATTAATTTAAATAATTTTTCCCATAATTCAGAAGTAACAGGTTTTTGAGTGGATACTTTTAATGGTAAATGTAATTTATTATTTTTAATATATAATGCCGAAATAGTTTTATCAATATATGAACCGAATTCACTGATATCAATAATTGATTGATGCATATTGATGGTATAATATAATTTAGGATTTAATTCTGATTTATCAACTTCATTTAACCAATGTATATTTCTTCTTTTCCTAGAAATTGAAACTTTGAGTTTTTTTGGAAATTCTTCATATTTTTTTAGTTTGGCTTCATATTCATTTTGAGCTATTTGTTTAAGTTTTTGTTGTTCTTCTATACTAATTTCATAGATATCACTAGTAATTACACCAATTAAAAATTTTCTTGAACCAATATAGGGAACAACTACAATATCACCTATATTCATTTTCTGTACAAAATTTTCAATTCTAGATGCTATCTGAGAAATAGAATTATTAGATTTTTTATAGTGTAATGAAAGCTGTTTTTTATAGAGGGATTTATAAAAATTAGATTTATCTTTTTCAATAGCTTTTGGAGAACGTTCTCTTTTTATAACTTTTCCATTTTTATTAGTATAAGTTGTATATGTTTTAACTTCAATTTTTCTATTCTTTATTGAATTTATTTGATCTAAAGTTAATTTATCATATCTCAATCCTATTATACCTGATTTCTTGAAATCATCGTATTCTTCTCCTTTTCCAGCTCTTACTAGCCAATATTTTGTGCTATTAGGAATCTCTAAAATTTCTAATGTTTTATTCATTTATTTCATCTCCTTTTATGATATAATAAAAGAGAGTTTTATTTTATTAAAATTCTTGTTGTATCTCTACACTATCTAGTTTGGTCGCTTGTTAGTGTAGAATTTTTTTATTTGTCTAAACTGGTCGAATTTAACTAGTTTAAAAAGAAAAAGAAGCCTTTATCTAATGATAAAAGACTTCTTCACGGTGGGAATAGCCCTGTCTGATATCATTATATCACATATTTTATTATAAATCTAATGTAATATTTTATTATTCTACATTTGATATTTTATCGAAAAATTCAATTATTTCTTTAGCGTTAATTACTAACCCTTTATAAACTAGACTGTTTGTCTTAATAGGTTTATTCAATAAATCGATACTGTATGTACCTTCATTTAATCCTGTAACTGTAAATTCTATCTTTAATTCAGTAGCTTGATCTTCTATTTTTTTCTTACCAGTTAAACCACCGATTATCATTCCAGCACCACCTAATAATATACCTCCTGCTGCTACACGACCTATTGAAACTCCGCCTTGAGCAACTTTCGCACCATCTTCTATAAGTTTGTAATCTACTAATTCATCGAATTTAAATACTTTGAAATAATCATTATTTAACTTAAATGATTCTGAAATTTCATCAATTAAAATACCTGAATAAGCTAGTGTTTTCTTAAATTCTGTTCTTCTAGCTTTATTTTCATCTGCTATTTCTTTCGATTTAACTTTTAACAATTCTTTTTCTTTTTTCTTTTGTTCTTTTAACTCTAATTCTTTTTGTTTACGTTCTTGTTTTAAACGTTCTTTTTCAGGATCTTTTTTAAAAAACATAATGTATTTCTCCTTAAATTATATATTCTAACCTTTTCTCACATATTCTATAATCTAGTTTATAAGCCTCAGAAATATATGTGAGATTATTTATTTCTTTTATTTCCTCGTCTGAGACCATGAAATAACTAGCAAATAAATCTGCTTCTATTTCTTGCCTTGATAGAGGGGTAGAGGTAACACGTCTTAAGAAATGCAAATTAGAGCCTTGATGTAGAATATAATGTCCTAATTCGTGTGCTAACGTGTACCTTTGTTCATTTGAAGATAAATTGTTATTAATGTGTATGCAGTGGTAAATGTTATCTTCTATTTTCAACGTATGATATAGACCTTTGTTTTCCCCAAGGTCGGCAAATTGTACAATTATTCCTAATTCTTTAATTATTCTCAATGGATCGTTTGTTCCGTATTTATTTGTAAGAGAAGTATAAATCTCTTTAATCGTCAATTTTAGACTGTTTGTGACGTGCCATAGCAATTCGGGCTGCTTGTTCGATAGAAGCACGCACTAACTCCTTTGTTGTTTCGTCCATTGGTTCGCCCTTATACATTAGGGTTTGTGTACTATTGAGATTGTTCATTAAATCATCTACCATTATTGATATGTCACTTACTGGATTAATGCTATTTAATTCAGTATTGTGTCCGATTAAATCACTTCTTTGAATACCAAAGAATTCACAAATTTTGTCTATTTTGTCCATTCTAGGTGTATTTGTACCTTTAATATAGTATGATACGATAGCTGGGCTTATTTCAAGATAATCTGCTAATTCTTTTTGAGTTTTTCTTTGTTCTTTAAGATATCTTTTCAGATTAGTTCTGAATATTTTTTCTATATCATGCATGTTTAAAACTCCTTTCTTGATTAATATTATAAAGTAAAACTTAATAAAAATCAATAAAAAGTTAAAAAAAATTAAGTTTTATTTAAAAAAACTATTGACTTAAGTTTAACTTAATTGTATAATAAAAATGTGATGTTGAGAAACACAAAGATAATAAATAAAGGAGGTGTTATAGTGACCGTTAAATTAACGTTAAAAGCAGCAAGAGTAAATGCTGGATTAACACAAAAGCAACTTGCTTCTCTAATGGGTATAAGTGAAACTACCATGATTAAATGGGAAAAAAGCAATGGTAAAGATATAAAATTAGGTGAATTTAAAAAGTTATGCAAAATTTTAAAAGTTGATACAAATCAACTAATTTTTTTGAATAACTAATTAAGTTTAACTTAATTTTTAAAAAAGAAAGAGATGAAAGGGGGATTATGAATGGAGATAAAGAAAATTATATTTCTGGACAATACTTATTATGAAGATTGTATTTTATCAAATGATATTCCAAAAGAAATAGCCGAAGTATCAAGTAGTTTTGTGAAGTTAACCTTTGATAAATCGACTATTGAATATGTAAATTTAGATTATATACAACTAATTATACCTAAGAATTTAAAAGTTATTTCTTAAAATACAAGAAGGTGATATTAATGACAGAAATACAAATTGATTTAGTAGAGTTGAGAAAATTAGATTTATCTTTCCCATATTTTTCAAAAGAAGAGATCATGAAATGTTTTGATATAAAAGATACAGCATATGATAAATATAGAAAAATGTTTAAAGAAAAAGTTAAAGATAAACATTATCCGTCGATATGTTATTTAAAGATGGGTACTAAAGAATTCTTTAATGTATATGCTTGGTTACATTTCTTTTCAAATTTTGAATATTATCAGGATAAAAGATTAGAGAAAAAAATAGTTAGATTTACTAAAAAAACTGTTGAAGAATTTAAAGATATAGGAGTGGCTTAAAAATGAATAACTTAAGAAGAAGAAAATTTAATACTTTATACCTTGTGTTAACAACAATAGCTATTTGTATGGCAATTATGACAAGTATTGAATTGTCAAGAATATTCGGAGTATTAATTGGAATTTTAACGATCATATTTGTTAAATTTGATGAACGTAGTGAAT